GTGTTCTGTGTTTATTGTATTCATAATACTAATTTACTAATCTGCTAATTGGCTAATTTGCCAACGTTTACCTGCGAGCTTGTAGAAGTTCACTAAGGCTTCTAACTTGTATTTGTCGTATGTTAAGTCCTTGGGAAGGACTACTATAAAATCTACTCCGCCGTCGATATAGTCGCCTCGTTGATAGAGGAAGATTTTGCCTAAATATAGGGGTTTATTCGCGCTGCGGGGATAGATATACAACCTTTGTTTCTGCTTGCCATCTTCTATACGTATGCGCCGTTGTTCGTCATCAAACTCATCATTTAGAGCCTTGCGCAAATAGCATACTTGGCTGTTGTGTGCCAAGTTGTACAAATCGGCTTGGCGTGCTTGCTGAAATTCGTATAGCAGTTTGTGCAAGGGCGTTGCCAAGGTGCGTAACCACGCTACTAACTTCGGCTTTCGCAGGAAGGTAGGGGTTAGCATCACGAGCAGTTTGTCGATGTTTAGGTTATACATTGCTAACGTAGGTTATATCGTTAAAGTTATCAATGGTAAAATAGCCCGCGGTGGGTATCTTGCTTATTTCTATCATTTCAAAAGCTCCGTAGTCTCCACCGCTGGTGATGTTCTTACTTTGTGCTAACACTAAGTGAGGTATTTTAACCCCCTCTGCTTGTTGCAGCACATCAATAAGGTGTGCTAATACGAGCTCACCGTTAAAGGGTAGGCGTTTTAAATAGTCTTTAATAGCCGTTTCTACTGGCTTAGTGGCGTGAATGATACTTTGTCCGTTACTATCTAATACCAAAGGATCATATACTATCTTCATTTGCAAGTGAAGTATATCGGGTTGGTAGTTCACCACTGATAGGCGTACGCCCGCGTCTTTTATCTCTTGCAAGTAGGCTTCAAAGGCTTGCTTTTGGGCATCAGTGATAGGTTGCAACTGCTCGCCCTGTTCACCCGATATTTTTACTATCAAACGCCCCTCGTTTTTGCTTTCAATCACTGCGGAGTACTTCACTATCTTACTTGCCTGTATCTGTTCCTCCGTGTGTCCTTGGTTATTGAACTTGTCGCTGTCGGGCAATAGGTCAAAACCATACTGAAAAGCAAGGGCTTTGCTTCTGTACCAACGTGCTGTGTGGGGTTTGAGTTCGGTAAGGCGTTTGTCTATATCCGCTCTATGCTGGTCGAATAGCTTCTCTAAGCTCCATATTGCCACCGCTATAATATAGACCCACAAGCGCCAAATCGCTACTTTGGAAGTGCTATTGAGACTTTCCAATGCAGGCTCTTGTGCTTTGGCTTGCAGGATAAGGTTTTGTATCTCTTGAATGCTTCGTGCCATAGTTATTGTTGTGTTACTACAAAGTCTAAGTTAATCGCCCAAATACTGATACCCTCAAGGCGTTTAGCAACTTGTTCATCTTCCTTAGAAAAGGCAGTTGCGGGCTGTAAGTTCTTTGCAATGTAGTAGTTTAGTATATCTTTATTGCTAAATGCTTCGGCAGGCAGTACTAAGGTTTTGCCCGCTTGCACATCATCAGTGATGTTAATAGCGTTGGCTTCGGCAAACTCAAAGACGCTTTCAATTGTGCCTGTATGTTGCAGGGCAATGTCTAATAGACTTTGATTATGTAGGGCGGTGATTGTCATTTTGCTTTACCATTTAACTGCTTGTACTTCTTTAATTCAGTGAGAAGTTCCTCTACTGAGGCTTCTAAGTCCTTAATGCGTTGGTTAGCGTGTTTGAGTTCCTCAATAGCATTGGCGTACTTGGTGCCTAAGTCTTCTATCATCTCTCGGTATATCTTCACAGCCTTGTCTACATTGTCAAGTTCGGAGGTTTGTAGTTCCATTTGCTGCTTGGGGCGACCAAAGAACCAACCTGCTAAGCCCGATAATACCATACCGATAAACGAACCAAAATGCTCTTTAAGTACTTCTGTTATCCATTCCATTGTGATATGTGTTTTTAAGTTATTTTCCCTTTTCCTTCACCCGTAGTAGCACCCGTATAAGCCCCTGCTTGTAGGGTGATTCCTGTAGCTACTGTTACCTCGCCACTACGAACAAAGTCGTCAATAATGGAGGCTAAGCGTTCGGCATACTCTTCCATTGAGGTATCGGTTTTGCGTTGCATATCTTGTTGTAAGGCGATAATGCCTTGTTGAAGGGCTTGTTTGTTTAGTGCCATAACTGGTTAATTTTATTGTTAATCTCTTCAAACTTTGCTACATTATTCGGGGCAAAGTTGCCAGGGCCTGCGGGAGTTTGAATGATAGCGTTTTTAAGTTCTGTTAAAAGGTCGTTTAAAAGGGTTTTAAAATCGGCTTGCTCATTTTTGAGTTGCAGTTTGCCATCTTCTATCTTTAGGGTAAAACCTCCCAATATGCATTCTACTTTCTCCAGCTCGGAGGTTCCTACTACTATTGCCGTTTCTTTGTTGATAAAAGACACACATACCAGCGAACCCACTTTGGGTTGAAAGTAGAGGCCTCCGTGATCAAAATCTACTACTAAATACACATCGTTAATAGGTGAACTACCGTCTAAGGGACTTACATCGGCGGTTTTAGCCTCCTCATCTACAGAGGTTACCTCGCACACCTTGGCGTATAGTTCCTGCCTCGTATTGGCTAATTGCTGTATCAGTTCTTTTATCATAATGCATTCCCTAATTCAATCTTTTGTCGGTAGCCATTGGTACCGAAGCTAATCTCATTCTTTTTTACTAAATAAGTACCACTATTGCCGTCGGAGGCAAGGATTTCCACCATATCGCACTTACTTACTTCGGGTACACCAAAGGTTTCAAACGATCCCTTAAAACCACTTTGCTTGTAGCGTTCTAAGGCTTGTAGGGCGTACTTCTTTAGCTCCTCCTCTGTTAGTCCGTCTATGCGAAGTTTTATTACTTCACCGTCTTTATCGCCGTACTCGTAGGTGATTTTCTTATGCTTGGCGTTAAAACTCTGCGCCTCTACACGTACCCTTATATCGTCTTTGTCACGGTAAGTAAAGTCTTCACTGATGATGTTTCTGCCGTGCCTAAAAAACAGCTTCCTTCTATTGTCTATAGGGTAAGCTAAGCCGATGTACAACACCGATTTGCCATCAATAAACCTAAAGTAGCTACTAAGCATTACCTTGTCTTTTAGTTCCTGTAACTCTTGTGATACATTGGGCTGGGTGATGCGCCACGCTCCTACGTGTATGTTGTCGTCAATGAGTTTGTAGGCGATATTCGTGTCCTTGAGTAGGTGTTCCACTATCTCTTTGAGGGTAGCATTCTTAAAGGCTTTAGGCGCGGCTTTTAGTGTTTTAAGGAGGAACATACCGTCTTCACACTTTATGGTGATAGGCACTTTGGCATCTACCGAACGCACGTAACCCGCAAAGCGTACCTTTAAGTCATCATCATAACCGAGCTCTACCGTAATGCGGTCGCCTCGCTTGATTGGGGGTGTACCTTTTTCACTTACATAGCCTTGCCAGCGAATATTGCGTGGCAACTTCAGTTCGCAAGTATCGGTAAGGCTTCCCATATCTTCTACAATGTTACATTCTGAAAGAGCCGTAAATACCCACTTTTGCTCACCCTCAATGGTTATTCTACTTACTAATCTTAACATACTCGTCTTGCTGTATTTGCTTTATTTCATAGGGTTCGTCTGATAGCATTTGTATCTGTACGCTTTGGCGATTGCTGTGGGTTTCTTGTTGTAAGGAGAAGGAGGTAACTACTGCCGACTTGATACCGAACGCATAGAGAAAGTCGCTTTCTACTTCCACTGCTTCGGGAGTAGTGAGTAGTTTGCGCAAGGTTTCTAACTGACTTAGCGGGTAGTCCTGCTTTGGCAATAAAAACGCCTCGCCAGCTTGCTCCCCAGTTTCGCCTTCATAATCGGTAATAGCGAGGTCGAGGGTAATGCCGTAATCGCCATTGCTGATATACTCCTTAATCGTGCCGTCACGCCCTTGCAGGGGAGTAGTAACGATATTGCGCTGTTGGGTTATTGAGATAATCACTTCAGGGAACAATAAGCTGTAACGCTCGCCCTCGTGGTGGGTACTCATACGCAAGGAGGTAAGCCAAGGACGGTTTTCTAAGTCGCTTGTCGCGACAAAATCGCCGTCAAACTTCTTAACCTCTAAAGGCTTGCCCGTTTGCATACCAAAGCGAAAAGCCAAGTTTAAGGCCACCGTTTTAGCTATGGTTTCGGGTTGGGGTTGAAAGTTAAAGTGTATCATATTCGTCAATCATTTGAGGAGGCAAAATCTACAGCTGCTGTGCGGAGAATTTCGGTAACAGCTTGCAATAACTGCTGCTTATCTATACCCTTCTCGCTATTCATATACACGTTAAAGTTATCCATCATCTTGCCAATGGTAAGGTTACGCACTTTGTTTTCACTTTTGCCTTTGTCGCCTCCTACCCCCGTGCTATTCATTGTTTTGGTAGCTGCCACGCCCCCAACGGTAGGCACCGTAGGTTTATTTTTAGTAAGGTCAAAGCTATCTTTATTTTCTACTACCGTTACCTCTTGAGGTTTATCGTCTTCTTTTTTGGTGTTAGCCTTTTCCTCATCAGAGACTAAGTCCATATTCTTGCGAAACTCCTCTACACTTCCAGAAGCATTTGCCGCCCACTCCCAACCAGTGAGTTCTGCAACCCAGCCTAATATCTTTTGTAGTGGTGCCATTATTACATCTAATAGCACTAAGCCTATACGTTTAAAACCTGCTAAAATACCCTCAGATTTAAAAGCTTCGACGATGCTATCCCAATGTCGCTTAATCATCATAAAAGCACTGATGAGCATTCCTATAGGACCTAATAGAAGTAGCATTGTACTCCCAAAACTGTCAAAGTAAGTAATTGCTGTAGCGATATAACCGATAAGTAAGGCAACGCCCGTAATGATTAGAAATATAGGGTTCATATTCATTACAGCATTCAGTATGCCCTGTGCTACACTGAAAGCCTTGGTTACTCCAGTACAGATGGAAGTCCATAGAGCTGCACGTTTTTGGGCATCCGTAAGGTAGCTAAATGCTGTGCCTACACCTTTTACTAAAGGAGCTAAATCGGTTACTTCTTTTATCATATTGCCTATTACACTGGCATAACCAAAAGCTCCATTAGTTGCGTTGAAAATAGAAATCTTAAAATCCTCTACTTGAGCGGTAAGCCGTGCGTTCTTTTCGGCAGCTGTTTCCATAATTACTGCTGCCTGCTCTACTGCCGAGTTGGTACCCTGAATACTTTTGCTCATTGCTTCAGCTTCGTCTGCCGTATTGATAAGGGCAATGGCTGCTGACATATTCTCTTTACCAAATACTTTGGTCATTAGGGCGGTGTCGCCTTGTATCTTGCGTAAAGCCTTTAGGCGTTCGTGTAGGGGTATGCTGCTATCAGCTAAATAGTCGGTGCTAATGCCCGCTGCTTTGAGTCCGTCGGCAGCAAGTTTGGAGGTAAAGCGACCTTCAGAAAGGGTTGTCAGTACGTTGCGCAAAGCAACCCCTCCCTCGCTACCTTTCTTACCTGCTTGGTCTAATAGCTGAATATAGGCGTTCGTCTCGGCAAATGATAGCCCCGTAGTCTTAGCCACCATACCCACCTGCTCTAATGCCTGCTTAATTTGTGGGAGTTCAGCCGAGCCATTCTGGGCAGCGGCAGACATCACATTCATCATCTCGGTCATCACCTTTGCCGCCTTGATAGGGTCTTCCATACTCACCCCAAATTGGTTCAGCGAGGTGTTGAGTACATCGGTAGCTGCTATGGTATCGCCTCCCATTTGCTTGGAGAGGATATTCACGTTCTCGCCCATCAGCTTCATTGCCTCGCTGTTCTTAGCAATATCGGGGCTAAGCTGTGAAAGCATCATCTTATAGGCTTCCACATTATCTACTGCTGAAGTACCAAAGGTTTTAGCGGTATCACGCGCCGCTTGTTCTATGGCTTTCAGTCCCTCACCTGTAACGCCTGTGATTGCCGAAAGTTCAGCGAGGTTCTTTTCAAGGGAGATACCAGGTGCAGAAAGATTACCAAGAGAAGCAGCTGCCCTATCGGCAAAGTCCAGCATAGCAGCAAAATTCACTTTTGAAAGGTTCGCACTCTCTTGAATACTTTGCGATACCCCCTCAATGGCTCGTGTAGTATTTTCAGAAAAGGTGTTAAGGGTTTGATTAATTTGGGTAATCTCTGCCTGCAAAACATCCATATTTCTGAACAAAGCGAGAAACACGGCAGAGACTTGGCTATCGCCTGCAACATTGAAATTTATACCGTAATTAAACGTATTATTCATTTTAAATTTGTATCTTTGCCGTGTTAAACATTTTATACTATGAAAGCATTCTATTGGATAATATGTATTGCAACTATCTTCTTAACCCTTATAGGGTTTCTCTGCCAATGGCTATTTGGCTTTGGAGGTACTACGGCAGGCTATAGCTTGCTCACTCTCGTGGTGTTGATAGTATTAAACTTCCTCACTAATGGATGGTTTGATTTACCCACCCATAAGCACCTTAAATAATTCGGCTTGGTTTTGCATACGCCAGTGCTCTAACCACATTGCTTGGGCATAGAGCTTACACCACTGACTGGCTTGCAGACTTTCGGGGTCTACCCCAAAGTTAGCACGAATCAGTGCCTCAGCTTTCCACTCTTCTTTCTCACTGGGCTCACATTGTAGTGAGCCTATAAGTTTTTTGCGGTTGCCTTGGTGTTTTGTACCCTCACCATTAGGGCTTCTACAGCTTTGAGTTTGAGCAAATCACGCTTTTCAATGGCTTCGTCGGCTTTTACTACATAATTGATATAGGCAGCCTGTGCAGCTTTTACTTCATCTGTTTTGGAAATTTTGGTAATAGCTTCTAAGTGCTTAAAAGTAGGCTCTTTGAAAATTACTTGGTGGTTTTTACCTTCTGCCGATACTTCTACCAGTACCAGCTCACCGTGTTCCTCTTTAAGGGTTTGTATTTCGGCTGCCGATAGCCCACAAATGGTAGCAGGTTCGGCGACTTTGTTGTCTTCTACAAACATAAACGTTTCTTTTTCCATAATAATTAAATGCTTTTATCTACTACGTGACTTACAATGAGTGGTAATTCTACTTCTTTGTGCATATCGCCCTCTTTCCACTCAAAAGGTGTTTTTTGAAACTCACAATTCTTTAGTATATGAGTTACCAAGGGCTGATTATCGGGCTGATAGTTCACCGTGATAGGGAAAGGCGCAATACGGTGTAATTGTCCTTTAGGGGCTTTAGCTTTCAGTGCCATTGCCGTTGAGGCAAGCACAGTGATAGAAGCAGTAGTCTTCACTCTACCATACCCACGACTCACAGGGTGGCGACCTGCACCATATACATTCTCTTTCTCCTGCTCCTCTTCGTACTTTATGGCAACAATACCCGTAACGGGTACGCCCCCGATAGTGCAGATGATATCTGCCCATCCGTATTCTCTTCCGTTGATAAGGGGTTCTAATTCTAACATTTTAAAGTGCTTTTAAACAGTTATTAATTACTATACACTAAGGGCAAAGCCGATAGCTACTTCTATCTCGCGCATAGTGCCTACGGGTACTATTTTGAGTACTACTTCTAACTTGGAGGTTTGCAATATACGCTGGCGTGGGTTGATATACACTTTGTACCCGCTGAGCTCTCCGTTGCGCTTCATTGCATCTAAAGGCTCCTCACAAAGGGCACTAATAGCCGATATGGTTGCTGTTTGTAGGTTGCCCGTGTCGGGGTCAATATAAGCAGGACCTGAAATCTTAGGTACCAGTACACGGTTGAGTTCACGGATAGCCTTGTCGATGGTGCGGTTATTCTCTATATAGGCAAAGTCGCTGTTGGCAGCGGTTGCAGTGAAGCTATCATTGAAGTACGTACCCGCATTGCCCGCATACTGGGTAAGGAATATATAGCCTTTGCCGTGCAAGGCTTCTACTTGTGCAGGGGTTAGGCTGCCAAGCTTGGTACCGTCGGCTAAAGCAGGGACATCTAACTCAAGAGCTTGCAAGGTGTCGCCTGTAAGGGCTTTATCGTAAGCTATACTCACTAAGTTCTGCTTTTCTACCCAGCCAATGCTTTCGTGTACGCTGGCTTTGGAAAGGGCTCCAAGGGCAGCCCCTATACAACCTACTGCAGGGGTAGTTTGTGCGATATAGTTTCCTCGCCCTGCACCATCTTGACCTATAACCACGCTCACAAGTTCGGCACTTTTGGTGCGCAAATCAGGGAGGTTAGCAATATCTTCGGCTTTGAGTTTAAAGCTATACAAAAGGCTTACAGGGGTGATACGTTTAGATAACTCCTTGCCGATAGTGTTCAGCTTGCTAAGGGCGTTATCTAAGCCCGAAAGTTCGGTTTTGAAGTCGCAAACGGCGATTTGTCGGAGTTTGCCCTGTGCGAATGCTTGCAGGGTTTTTACTTCGGTATAATTGCCGTCGGCACTTGCTACTGATTGCACGTATAGCTTTGACCCTTCATTGATACGAAAGAACTCGGTTATATGGTAGTGCAACACGGGGTTTGCTGTGTGGGTAATAGCCTTGCCTGCTAATTCCTCTACCGAAAGTAATAAGGTAGGAGCAACGGCTGCTTCGCCATAGACGATGAGCCCAGAGATATGGTCTTCGCCTGCGAGTTCACGCCCTAAGCCACCGTTTTTTCTTATGAATTTTACTCCGTTCATTGTTTAGCGTTTGTTAAAGTTTTTAGGTTTGAGTTCAAAGCTGGGCTTTGTTTCTTCTGAGGGCTCTGAGCTTTCTGAAGGCTCTGGGGTTTCTGAACTATCAGAGTTTTCTGAATTATCAGAGTTTTCTGGGGTTTCTGAATTATCAGAGTTTTCTGAGGACTCTGGGTTTTCTGAACTATCAGAGTTTTCTGAGGGCTCTCGGTTTTCTGAACTATCAGAGTTTTCTGAGGACTTTGGGTTTTCTGAAGGCTTCTCTGTTTGAGTAACTACTTCATTTTTTACTTCCTCTGTTTCTGTTGCTTCTTCTGTACGTACTACTTTTTTTACCTCTTTATTTTTGAGGGTGAGGGCGTAGTTTTGTGCGCTATTTTCGGTGTAGAAGTATTTGCCGTCAGCGGTTTTGTAGGCTACATCTAAATTGGGGTTATCATTGAATATGGTATCCATAGATTTTGTGTTATTAGTAAGGGGGGGGAAGGTTGCAGAAAAAGCGTGTTAATTGAGTTACTTTGGGGCTTTTCTGAGGCTTCCCCTCCTTTTTGGGTTAAACATTATTTGAGTGCAGCGATGTACTTTTTCTCCAAAGGCAAAGCAATAAAGTAGTGGCGATACGCCAAGAGGTTTGCTTGGTTTTGGGTATCTTGTTTGGCTTCGGAATAATACTGCTTAGTGAGCCCTGTTTTTTTGCGTACGGCATCTACCACAAAGGCTACTGAAGCGGGTTTATCGGTACTTGTAGGCACTTGGTCGAAAGCGATTTTTTGTCCTGTGGCATTGTAGTGAGGGTGCTGTTCGTAGGTTTTGATTTCAAAGCCTGCAATCACTGGGGCTGTTTGTCCATTGCGATAGTTGATAAGCTGGTCACCAAAACGTTCTCTATCTTTAAGGAGGGCGTTGTAGTGGTCATAGCACAAGACAAGGCGGCGACCTTTGAGAGGCCATCCTGCTTTATCGCATTTTGCTTTGAGGGCTACAATGTCGTTATAGGTACATTCAGTACCCGCAATAGTGAGGACTGGTGTAGCAGCGGTGTTTTGGTCGGGAGCAATAGCGTGTAGTGCTTTCTTGAACTTAGTAACGCTGATCTCATTAGTGTGGCTACGGGTAACCGCATCAATTTTGCTGTAACTTGCTCCGATGGTTTGGTCGTCGGTGACCTTAGTTGGTTTTGTTTGATACTTGTCCAATTTTACTACTACTTCGTTGTCTGTGTAGTCTTGGATAGCGAGGGGGTATGTACTGTTATTAATAAGTACATCGGGTTTGAACTCAGTAGTAGGGATGTGAATTACGTTGTGTTCGCCCATTTGGGTTACATCGCCATCGAGTTCTTGCACGCCGTCTAAGAAGTCGGCATCGGCTCCTTGTGAAAGGGTTTGTCGTACGCGTGCCTCCCATATTTCTGGAAAATTCATTGCCATAGTTAATTCTGTTTTTAAAAGGTTTTTAAATATTATTTAAACGCTTCCTGTGTTACGGAGTTAAATAGAAGCAACCAATTTTTGGTAGGCTTCAGGGTTGCTGTTTTTGAAATCCAACTTCTCATCTAAGGAGAGTTTTTGAAAATCATCCATAGTAGTTACTCCAGTGGTTCCTGCGGGTGTGGTTACTCCCATGCTAAAGTTCTTTTTAGAAGGCAAAGCTTCTAAAGTAGCTTTTGCTAACTCAAAGTCTTTAGCTGCCAAATCAGCAAAGGTTTGTCGTTTGTCGGCAGTGATTTTACCGCTTTTCACTGCCTCATCAAGCATTTGAGTAGTAAGGGCAGCTTTTTGTGCTTTCTCTTTGGCTACAAAAGCACTAAGCTGTTCTTCTGAAAGGGTAAGTTTTTCTTTCAGTTCGTCTCGTGTTTTAGAAAGTGCCAAAATAGCAGATTCTATTTCGTCTGCCGATAACTCCTTAGTGCTGGCACTCATACCCAAGGCTACTAAGGCTAATTGTGTAAGTTGTATCTTCATATTGTTATCTGTGTTAATTGTTTTATCTGTCAATGATAGGCATAGCTCTTTAATATCGTTCTCTGTAAGTTCTTTTCCATCCATTTGCAAGCGCAAAGCGTTGGCATTGCTGGGTACAGCTACAATAGACACCTCGAAGAGAGAGCAGTTTTTAAGCACCATTTCGCCATTTTCATTGGCTAAATCTTTCTTAGAAAACATTATTCCCATACTTGCCCCTTTGATGACACCCCGCTCCACCTTGCCCGCTATAAGCTTCGCATTGTCGTCCTCCATATCAAATATAGGTTCAGCGAGCAATTTACCCCCTTCAAGGGTGATGTCTTTCCAACTTCCTATAACATTCTGATTGCTCTGAATGTGCCCATCAAGCATTACTGGGTTGAGTTTGAAGCGTGTTAGGTCAATTCCTGCAGTTAGGATTCTAAAGCCGTAAGAATTGACCACTGCTTCATCATTCAATATAAATTTAGGCATAGGCTTTCATTTTTTGTTAATCATTTTCGGGGCAAAATTCGTGAGCTTCTGTCGAGTGTGCAAATAGTTGTTTAAGGGTTGGACAAAACTGTTCAAGGGTTGGACAAAGTTGTTCAAGGACTGAACAACTTGTTTTCTAATTTCCTTATTTGTAGGAATTTTGCAACAAAAAAAATGGCAAAAACAAAAGAACAAACACGTATTAAGGCTGAGCAATATTACATTGAAAATATTGAGGTTACCCAAGCAGAAGTGGCGGAACTATACGGGGTTCGCCCTGCTACTATTGGTGAGTGGGTAAAGAAGTACGATTGGGAGGACAAGCGTTTGAACTTCCACGCTTCGCCTACGATTATCAAACAGAAGCTACAAGCTGAGACTATTAGGGTAATGAATGGACAAGAGCCTACTTTCTCGGCTTCTGATGTGGGTAAGTTAATGGCTGCCTTAGATAGGTGCGAAACGCAAGCAGACCCTACTACTGTATATAAAGTGCTGAAGGAACTGGATATGTTTATATCACAACAAGACGCTGAGTTCGCGACTCAATGTACTAAGTATCACAAACAATTCTTACAACTAAAAGTAAAAAATGAGCAAGAACGATAAGATATACGCTAAACTCTTAGCTGATTACGACAAACATTGCCTGCTGATTGCTAAGGCTACTTCGGTAAATATACACGAAACAGCTAAAGAGAAAGCGGCTCGTATTAAGAACTTGGAGGGCGATTATGTGCGCTGGTTTGAATACTATTTCCCTAACTATGCCAAACAGAAGTGTGCGTGGTTTCACGCCCAGTTGGCTAAGCTGATAGTAGGCAATAAACGCTTGCGCTTGCTTGCCGAGATGTACCGCTCGGCGGGGAAGTCGGTGCATATAGATATGGGGATACCGCTGTACTTGTACTTTGCTAAGGGTGATTTGCGATTTATGCTTTTGGTAGGTGAGACTGACCCTAAGGCTAAAAAACTCCTTTCGGGTATACAGGCACAGCTGGAGCATAACAATCGCTTGCAGAATGATTACGGCAAGCGGTCATCGGCGGGGGACTGGTCGGACGGTTCGTTTGTTACTAATGATGGGGTTCGGTTTATGTCGCTTGGTTTTGGGCAAAACCCGCGAGGGGCACGAGAGCAATCAGAACGCCCTGATTATATCGTAGTAGATGATGTGGATAGCAAGAAGTCTATCCACAACGACCGCATTATGCGTGAAAGTGTAGATTATATTACTGAAGATGTATGGGGGTGTTTTGACAGTGAGGACAACGCTACTGAACGCTTTGTATTTGCGAATAATAACTTCCACAAAAACTCAATCACGAACCGCCTTAAAACGTACTTCAATGAGGTGATTAACACGCCCAAGGAGGAGGGTAGTTATGAGGATAGTCCGCATACAGAGTTCAAAATACTTACGGTGTGTGCGGTAAAAAACTTGCTGGACTTTACCCCCGAATGGCCTGAGAAGACTTCGGCGGAGTACTGGCGTAATAAGTTTAAGAGTATGCCCTACCGCTCGTTTATGCGGGAGTATATGCACACACATATTGAGGATGGGGCTATTTTTAAGTACGAGGATATTCAGTATAAAAAGGCACTGCCGCTTTCTAAGTATGATAATTTGTGCTTCTATGGGGACTTGTCGTATAAGGAAAATGCGGACTACAAAGCCCTAATTTTGGTGGGTAATATAGGTAAAGAGTTTCATATACTGCTGTGCTATATGCAGCAAAAAAGCCGTGCGCATTGTGCTAAATGGCTGTATGACCAGTATGAGAAGTATCGCTTAGACCGCTATAATATTCGTTATATGATTGAGGGGCTTTTTGCGATGGACGAGTTTGTAAGCGACTTTGACCAAGAGGGCGACAAAAGGGGGTACTATATCCCTATCGTAGCCGACAAACGCAGCAAAGCTGATAAGTTCGACCGTATAGAGAGCCTTGCAGGCTATTTTGAACGCAAAAATGTATGGTTCAATAGTGAACAGAAAAATGCGGATATGCAGGTGCTTATTGACCAGTTCTTAGCCTTTGAAAAAGGTTCGGGTGCTCACGATGATGGACCCGATGCCGTGCACGGTGCTTTTAAATGGCTCGTAGGTCGCAACAGGCAAAGTAGCAACCAATACGCCTTCGGGGCGAGAGTTAATAACCATTATTGATATGTTTTTAGTTAAAGAAGATTTAAAGAATAATATCTACTCCTACCAAGTGGAGCAGATAAGCGAAGGGGACGAGAGTATAGTACTGCAGGCGTTAGATACTGCTGAGCAGGAGGTAAAATCGTACTTCTACACCAATGATAAAAAGGAATACCTTGATGGTCGCCCTCGATACGATACGGAGGCTATCTTTGCCAAGCGTGGAGAGGAAAGAAACGCCCTTGTGGTGAGCCTTTGCCTATCGGTAGCAAAGTGGTATATTGTGGATCTGTGCAATGCTGATATTATCTATGACCACGCCAAAGAACGCTACGACAGGGCGATAGAGTACCTTAAAAGGCTCGCTAAGGGTGAGGTGAATATCAGTTCACTACCTATTGTGCCTCGTACAGAGGAAACAGAAAAGCAAATAACCCCTTTTGTATATGGTTCTCGTAAAAAGTACAATCACGAATAAATGGGGACACCTGTAGGCAATTATTATGAAAGATATAACCGTAACAACTGAATATGATTTGGAGGTAGTAGGGGGCGACTTTGTCGCTAATGAAAGTACTGCCCAACACGTGGAGTTCCTTTTCCTTTCCAAGCAAGGAGAGTGGAAGGAGTCGCCTATTACAGGTTGTAATATTCAGCAGGCACAGAATGGCAGTATTACCCGCGCCCTTGATAGGCATATACGCATCCAATTAGAAGCAGACGGCTTTAGTGCCGAAGTACTACAAATCACCGAAAAAGGTATTAACGTTAAAGGAAAATACAAACAATGAAACCCTATAAGAACTATAAGAAACCTAAAAAAGCAGGCAATAACACTCTGCAACCTACCCGCAATATCGTTCCCAAGGCTATGGCACGTACCCGTGCCGATGTACTCACGTGGAAAAATGCAATGGCAATGGCAGAGAACGTAGAGAACCCAAAAACGTTTCCCTACTATAATCTCGTTCGTGATATGATGCTTGATGCGCATACTACCTCACAAATAAAGAACCGAAAGCTAAAGACTATTTCGGCTAATTTTAGCATACAGAAGGCTAATGGTGAGACACACGAGGAGCTAACACGCCAACTGCAAAAGTCTGTTTGGTTTAATGAGATTATAAGCAACATTTTAGACAGCGAGTACTTTGGATATACCCTTATAGAGCTAAATCGGCAGGTAGCACCTGCGGGCAGTAATGAGGTGCCTTTTTCGGATGTAGAAGTAGCTTT